CCCGCCCACCCCCCGCCTACCCCGCCACAAGCGGGCTTTAGGTGGTAGAAGGGGATGCCCTTCGGAAAGGACGGATCGGAAATGGCGAAACGCTATTACATCGCCTACGGCAGCAACCTCAACCTGCCACAGATGCAGGGGCGCTGCCCTGGGGCAACCATCGTGGGCACATCAGTGATCGAGGACTACCGCCTGCTGTTCAAGGGCAGTAAAACCGGCTCCTACCTCACTATCGAGCCTTGGGAGGGCGGACGGGTGCCCGTGGCCGTGTGGGAAATCACGGCGGCACATGAGCGCAGCCTCGACCGATACGAGGGCTACCCGGTGTTCTACTACAAGACCGACATGGAGCTGGCGGTTACGCTGATCGGCACGGGCGAGGTAAGGACTCTGCCGGGTTTCGTCTACGTGATGTACGCAGACAGGCCCATCGGAATCCCCACCAACCCCTACTTCGTGACCTGCGCCCAGGGCTACCGGAGCTTTGGCTTCGACCCGCGCATCCTCTTGGATGCCTACGCCAACAGCAAGGAGGAATTTTTATGTGCGGCAAATCAGTGAGCGAGCACGTCTGCCCCAGATGCGGACGGACATACACCGAGCGCCCTGCTACGGCAAGGGACGGCAGCGGCCCCATCTGCCCGGACTGCGGCACGAGGGAGGCGCTGGAGAGCATCGGCGTGGGCGCGGAGGAGCAGGAGCGAATCATCGCTACCATCCATCGGCACCAGGTGTAAAACAAAAGAGCGAGGCGACGGGCGGCCCAGAGTGGGCGGCCCGTTTGCTTTTGGTCGATACTTCTATGCATTTTTTCAGAAGGGGTGATCTGATTGGCAACGGCAGGAAGAACCGAGGAAACACCCGGCTATTGCAAGGCCGAAGATCTGGCGAGCCTGTTCGCACTGCCCAGCCAGAGCATCAGCCAGCTTACCCGCGATGGTGTGCTGCGGAAAGAGGACACGCCCGCCGGGAAACGGTACAACGTGGTGAAGTCCACAAGGGCCTATGTGCAGTACCTCCGGGACAAGGCAGATGGCCGCGAGGAAAATGTCACCCTGGAATCCAAAAAGCTGGAGATGCTTGAGGCCGAGGCACGTATCATAAAGGCCAAAGCCGACGCCGCCGAGCAGGAGGCCAAGTGGCCCATCTGATGGCGGCATTGCAGCAAAGGCATATTAGGGGGAAGGTGGTGGTATGGCCAATGAAGAAAACCTGAAGAAAGGGAAAGCGACTCAGTTTCAAAGCGGTGAGGAAGCGGCGAAAAGCGGCCAGAAGGGCGGCGTTGCTTCCGGGGCATCCAGACGGCGGAGAAAGGCTATGAAGCAGGCGGTGAACACATTGCTTGGCGCCGGTCTGGATACCAGCGAAGGCGAGTTTTTGGAAATAATCAGGCCGCGGCTGATGGCGCTTGGCATCAATGAAGAAGACGCCACCTTTCAGGACGTCCTTCTCGCCGGCATTATGCTGAAGGCGATGAAGGGGGACGTCCGCGCTGCCGAGTTCATCCGAGACACCGTTGGAGAGAATCCGGCTCTTGCAATTCGGAAACAGGAATTGCAGCTGCGGAAAAGCGAGTTGAAATTCAAGCAGGAGCAGGCGACCAAGAAAGCGGAAAGCGATGCCGACAGGCCAGATGCCGACGGCGAGGAAGAGCGCATTCACATTTACCTCCCCGACAACGGACGGTTTGGAGGTGAGTAACGCTTGATCAAGGAAATCAGACCACAGCCGGGGCCGCAGGAGGCTTTCCTATCGAGTCCAGCTGATGTGTGCATCTATGGGGGCGCCGCCGGCGGCGGCAAGACCTACGGTATGCTGCTGGACGCTCTGCACTTCACCAATGTCCCAGGCTTCGGTGCCGTGTTCTTCCGAAAGAACCACAATCAGATATTCTCTGAAGGTGGCCTCTGGGACACCTCTCTGGATCTTTACACCGAACTTCCAAACGCCGTGCCCGCCCTGGGCCTGAGCCAATGGAAGTTCGTGAACGCCAAAGGGCGGACTGTCTCCAGAATCAGCTTCAAGCACATCGAGCGGGATTTGGATTTGGGGAAGTGGCAGGGCAGTCAGATTTGCGGGCTGTACTTCGATGAGCTGACCCATTTCTCGGAGAAAACATTTTTCTATATGTTCTCCCGCAACCGTTCCATGTGCGGAGTGAAACCATATACACGAGCATCCTGCAACCCGGACGCTGACAGCTGGGTGGCGAAGTTCATCGAATGGTGGATAGACCCGGCAACGGGCTACCCCATTCCTGAGCGCAGCGGGAAAATTCGCTGGTTCATCCGCATTGAGGAGGTTATTCATTGGGCCGACACCCGTGAGGAACTGTGGGAGCGGTTCAACCTCGTTTCAAAGCGGGATCGGAGAAAGCCGAAGTCGGCCACATTCATCGGTGCTTCTGTGTTTGACAACAAGGCTCTGATGGACAAAGACCCCGGCTACCTTGCAAACCTGGAAGCCATGCCGCTCATTGACCGTGAGCGGCTTTTGCATGGCAACTGGAAGATCAAGGCCGCCGCCGGCCTATTCTTCAAGCGGACGCAGATTGGCAACCGTCTGGAGGCCCTGCCCACCGATGTGGTGCGCTGGGTGAGGTGCTGGGACTTGGCTGCATCCGAGAAAACCGAGGGCGGCGATCCGGCATACACCGCAGGAGTCCTCATCGGCAAGCGTAGCAACGGGCGCTACCTCATAGCTGACGTGATAAACAGGCAGATGTCGGCGTCCGATGTGCGCAAGACCATTCTGATGACGGCCCAGATGGACCGGAGCAGATACGGAGATGTGCGCATCCGGCTCCCGCAAGACCCAGGCCAAGCGGGAAAGGAGCAGGCCCAATCCTACACCAAGTTCCTGGCAGGCTTCAGCGTGACCACCGTTCTGGAGAGCGGCAGCAAGCAGTCCAGAGCAGAGCCAATGGCAGCGCAATGGCAGGCCGGGAACTTCGATATCATGAGCGGAGAGTGGAACGAGCCGTACCTCCTTCAGCTGGAGAATTTCCCCGATGGGAAGTTCAAGGACATGGTAGACGCTTCGGCAAACGGATTTTTGGAACTGGAAACCGGGACGCAGCCATTCGGCTTCTCTTTCTGACCTATGTGCCAAAGCACGCGGTTTTTATCAACAGGTCTGGCAGACCAAAGAGGTGATTGTCAAATATGAGGCTTTTTAACATCGAACTGGGCAAGCGCAAGGTGCGCACTCAGTACCAGCCGGGCGAGGGCAAGTTCGTCTCGCGGTGGGCGCGCCCACCCTCCCGGAACACAGCCGAGTGGCTGGAGATGTACTCCAAGAGTCCGCGGCTGGCTGTTGTGGAAAAGATAGCGACCGACCTCGCCAGTCTCAGTGGGCATCTGTACCGGGTCAACCCGGACGGAACGGAGACAGAACTGACGAAGCACCCGTTCCTCGACTTCATGGCCCACCCGAACCCGCTGTATGAGATGACCAGCGCGGCCATGTGGCGTCTGAACGAAATTTACCTGATGCTCGTTGGCGAGAGCTTCTTCCTCATTGAGCGGGACGAGTACGAGCGGCCTATAGAATTGTGGAACGTCCCTCCGCATTGGGTGAAGATGACGCCTTACCTCGGCAACCCCGGCTACATGATCACATCACCGAGCGGGCTGACCATGACCGTCCCAGTCGAGGATATGTTTGTGATGAAGCGCCTGAACCCCCTGGACCCGTTCATGCGTGGCCTGGGTGTAGCGGAGAGCATCGCAGACGAGGTGGAGATTGACGAGTTCTCGGCGCAGTTCCAGAAACGCTTCTTCTACAATGACGGGACACCTTCGGTGGTATTCCTCATGCCGGAGGCTTCGGAGAATCAGCGGGACGCTTTTATGGCCCGCTGGAACAAGCGGCATCGTGGCGTGGAGAACAGCCATAAAGCGGCGGCGATTACCGGGAATGTTGATATAAAGACATTTGGTAGTCAGGATATCCGAGAACTGGGCTTCGTGGAAAGCCGTATCGCGTTGCGTGACGCGGTGCTGGAGCACTTCGGCGTTCCCCGTGAAATCATGGGCATTACGGAGAACAGCAACCGTTCCACCGCCGATTCCGCCCAATACATCTATGCTAAGAATGTGCTGACCCCGCGCATCTATGACCGCGAGGAGGCCATCAACCAGCAGCTCCTACCGCTGTTCGGATCTGACCTTGTATGGCGGTTTGATCCGGTTGTCCCCTATGACAAGGAGTTTGACAAGGCTCGGGCGCTGGATGGCTGGAACGCCGGCCTGCTGACCAAGAACGAGGCCCGTGGTTTGATGGATCTCCCGGAGGTCAAGGGCGGCGATGTGTTCAAGGTCGGTATCAACGACCTGTTTATGGAACAAACGGCAGACCCCGCTGCAGTATCTCAATCTCTCGGAGAAAAATATGGGCAAAAGTCAAGTCTGCGTGTAAATGTTGAAGCCATGCTTCAGAAGGAAGATGCCGCTCTTCGTGAAAATGCCCGAA